GACGGCGCTCCTTCAGGAACAGGAGATCTACCAGTTGGGTTAGTGTTTCAAACGACACCAGATGGTTCGGGTACTATGGCCGAGCGGATGCGAATCGATGACGCCGGCAACATAGGTATAGGCAGGAATAGTCCAGGAACATACGGTAATTTAGAAATTGGTGGCTCTGCTTATGCCGCAACTGGCATTTTAAGCAGCTCGGCGAGCGGTTCGATTTTAGTACTTGCAGCTAACGGAACTTCAGAAACGCGTATAAATACCAATTCTAATCATCCAATGGTTTTTTACACAAACAACACTGAGCGGATGAGAATAACCGCAGCAGGGGAAATGTTGGTCGGCGGCAGTACCGATCAGGGGGCTTATAATTTACAATGCAACGGCACCGGGGTATGGGGCGCAGGGGCCTATGTAAACGGATCAGATTTAAGATTAAAAGAAAATGTAGAGCCAATAGGACCGTGTTTAAATTTAATTAATCAACTTAATCCGATAACCTTTAATTATCTTGATACTTGGTCGAGCGATCAGGCCATTCAGCCAGGATTCATCGCTCAGGAAGTAGAAACGGTTTTACAAAATACTGATTTTGTTAATGGCATTGTGCAGGCAGGCGGGGAATATTTGGGGTTAGCCTATCAAAACCTAATCCCTTTATTGGTAAAATCAATCCAAGAATTAAACGCAAAAATTGAATCTCTCGAATCACGCATACAAATTTTGGAATCATAATATGAGTTTATCAAATGGATATCATAACGATCTTAAAGAAAGCCTCTCCGCGATTGACAATAAACTGGATACGGCGCTCGATAACCTTGGCGCTAAGGTGGAGATTCTGAGCAACTCTATAAATCATTTAACGGTCGGACTCACGGAATTCAAAGAACTATTCAGAAGCGCGGTCCCCATAAAGCTAGTAATGATTTTAATGGCTATTATGGCGGGCATATTTGGAGTCGCCGAGGGGCTTAAAGCGGCATTAGGGGGCTTAAACTAATGACCCCAGAGCTCAGGGCGGAAATCAAAAGACAATTAACCCACGACGAAGGCAAGAGGCTTAAACCCTATGTGTGCTCAGCCGGCAAGCTCACAATTGGGATCGGTCGCAACTTGGAAGATGTCGGAATCTCAGAGGCGACAGTCGATCAGCTCTTTAATGAGGATTTGGCCAAGTGTATCAGCCACGCGGAAAGGATGTTCCCGCAACACTGGAATACTTTCAGCGATTTAAGAAAAGCGGGTATTATCAACATGATATTTAATCTCGGAGCGGTAGGATTTTCTCAATTCAAAATGATGATTGAGGCAATCAAGAAAAACGACCGAGAGGCAATAAGAAAACACGGAGCGAGTAGCTTATGGGCGCATCAAGTAAAAAGCAGAGCGCAAAGAGTGCTAAGCCTAATCGCCGACGAAATAGACATTTACCCAAACCAAGAAGGCATAAAATGAAAATGTGGATAGTAAAATTAATTAATAAATATTTAGTAAGCGATTACTTAGGATCGATCGTTCGTCACGCGATGACCTTACTCGGCGGCTTTCTAGTAGCCAAGGGACTTAGTACCCAAGAGCAAGTAACAGGCGCGCTCCCGGAAATGACCGAATTAGTTTTAGGCATAATCAGCGCCGCAATCGGCCAGGGCTTAAGTTTTGTAAATAAGAAGGTGGAATAAATTTTATGGCAAATGCACTATACCCAAAATATAAAGAGAAGTTACTAAATCCTGGAACGCTTGGAACTACTAGCGGAACAGCCGTTGATCTTTCAGACGACACTATCAAGGTCGCTCTAATTGACACCGGAACTTATACCTATTCGGCTTCGCATGAGTTTTATAGTGATTTAAGTGGCGTTGTAGGAACTCCCGGAACTTTGGCCAGCAAGACGGTGACCAACGGAGTATTTGACGCAGCCGATCTAACATTTACAGGTGTAACTGGTTCCTCCGTTGAGGCTTATGTAATTTATAAAGACACTGGCACAACCACCACCAGCTCGCTGGTAGCCTATTTCGATACAGCAGCCGGAGGGCTTCCATTTACTCCAAACGGCGGTAACCTAACTATTCAATGGAATGCTAGCGGAATATTTTCTTTATGATAATTGAACATCAGGGCGATACGGATTTTTTTACAGCTTCAACCGGAGATTGGATCTGTTACGCTCGAAAAACTGGCAATGCGATATATTTAAATCTCGCTAGTAATGTTGGCACCATGGAATTTAGTAGCGGAATAAATCTCGACAATCTTGCCAGTTTTATCAGTGAGATTAAAGCAGAGTGCATCAATAACGGATTTAATTGGTTAGGTGAATAGCAATGGGAGCGCTTGCGGATCTAAGCGATTTAGTGAACCGAGTGAGCGGCGGAGGCGCGGCAACTAGGGAGGCGCTATTTTTCTATAAGACACCAAGAATTAATGGAACCGCAGCAACCGCACCGATTCAGGGCCGACTTCATAGCTTATGGACTTTCGACGGATACCCTAGCGGCGGAGCGGTACCAACAACAGCTATTATTCCCGACAACACCACGCAAGGCGCATTAAAGCAGGGCTCTAATACCAGCGGATACCAAAAATATTTATATCAGTTTGGTGTGACCGCGCTATTAGGCTCAACCTTTATTTTATACGATCGACTGTTTCAAGAGGGCGGATTTTCGGGAACTACTACAACAGCGCAGCAAGTTCAGGGCAATCCGGCATCGCCAGCGCTTACCCGATATAATACGAACGCGACTTGCGTCGGCAATATGATACTAGTGGAAATTCATACCGCAATCGGCTCGACCGCTACAACTATCACAGCCAGCTACACTAACCAGGCGGGCACAACTGGCAGAACGACTATAGCGACAACTTTCGGCGGAACGGCTAACAATACCCAAAGCCGGGCGTTTCTACTACCTCTCGCGGCAGGAGATACCGGAGTTCAGGCCGTGGAAAGTGTAACCGTTTTGGCTTCAACTTTGACAGCAGGCAATTTTGCAGTCTCAATTATTAGGCCGCTCGCAATGACAGGGGCAGGGGCTCCGGGATTGGCAGGATTTAGAGATTTTACGGTTAGCCTTCCAGGCATACCCGAAGTTAAGGACGGTGCTTGCTTGGGGCTCCTTTACTTAGCCAGCAGCACAACCACGAATGAGAGTTTTGGATGCGTCTCGTTAGTGGAGGCGTAAATTGGCATTCTCAAATTACACCGCATATAACGACAGCATAGCCGCACCATCTCAAACGGTAGAAACTGGATTCTCCTCAACAACGGTCATCGCCGGACGGATGTTTGACACTTGGAGGAGAGCATTTCCGGTCATCGGGGCAGTCCCTTCAACCGCAGTTGTTCCAGTCTCAACTACCGCAGGAGCTATGCCGTTTCAAAACGGAAATTCCGGGCGATTAGTAGCAACTAGCAGCCGTATCGATTCCACGGTTAAACAAACTTTAATTCTATGTGACCGCGTTTCGCATCAGGGCGGACTTTCAGGAACAGCGACGGGCGAGCAGACAACTAACCTCCCGACCGCTGCATTAACCCGCTATACTGATGGGATTGGCGTAATGGCGGCATTAACTATTTATACTCAGATTGGCGCAACTGCTACCACGTTTACAATGCGATACACTAACCAGGCGGGTACAGGCTCAAGAGTAAGTAAAACCCTCACAATTGGCGGCACTAACGCCAGAGAGGCGGGCTTATCTATTCTAATTCCCCTCGCGGATGGCGACTACGGAATTCAATCGGTTCAGGGCGTAACTCTCGCAGCTACGACAGGAACCCTCGGATCTTTTGGTGTGACGCTATTTAAGCCGCTTTTAATGTGCAATCTGGATACTACAACGCTATCAGAGAATTTCGATTTTCTTGCTAATAATTTTTATGGTGGATTTCCTGAAATCCTAGATAATTCCTGTTTATTTTTTTTGAATGCGACACCATCAACAGCGGTAGCCTGTTCCGGTTTTGTAAATTTTAGCGAGGTTTAATCATGGCAACCCGTCATTTTTTCGACGGAGCCGCCTCAGAGCTGGGGCTATTGCCGATTGAATCGCTCGATTTAGTCGTTACAGCGAGCGCTCTAGGACC